ATGAGAATTTCCTTTTATATATGATTCAATTTGCTACATCTGCAGAATGCATATTATATGTATGGAAAAAATTACATTATTTGATTTCAAATGATAAACTAGAAATAATTAAGATAGTAAGTAATTATTATGAGATCAAAGTAGATGGAGATATGAATGAATTATTAGAGAATGGTTTGAATGAGTCAATGAAGTGGATATTCGCTTATAATGAATATAGTGATAAATTCCTTGATGATCTAAATCTCACTAGTGATCAACGACAATTATTCATTGACTATAAACAAGAAATGAAAAGAAATAATTGTACTAAATCAGCGAGATAAAATTTAATTATACCTTAAGAAAAAGCAAAGAAGTTTATTAACTGTAAGGCTTATAAAAAAAATTTGATTTTTTTCTTCTTTATTTGAGGCAAAGAATTCAAAATTCATGTGCATGCTTCCAAGCTTGGAGAGTGATATTTTTAAAGTTTAGATAAGATATTTATGTTAACCGCCTAAAAATCTTCGACAACTGGTATCATAATCTGAGTTGTATCGAAAGGTACGCCTACATAGTCAAAAAAGTATAACTGGAAATGGTTAGAAATTTGTCTTATGTATTTGTCTTGCCTTTACTACGGTGATACAATGCTTTTTAAAAAATTATTTTGCACTTTTGACAGTTGATGTTATTTTTTTAGTTTCTTTATCCCTATATTCAAGTAGCATCTCTTCAATAAAATAATGAAATGAAGTTGGGAATTTATCATCAAAGTTAAATACAATTTTATATGTAAATTTTAGATTCTCGTCAAATATTTCAGTTTTTGGCCAGGCTCCATGGATCCACAATAAAGATTTATCATAAGGAATATCAACCTTTGACCAAAGATTAATAAAATCATAATCAAGTATCACATTGCTAAAAGAATGAGCCACCGTATATTCTATGAAATTATGAACCAATATAACAGATAATAATAATTTATTATTATGCATGTAGTCTAGGATAGTTGTTATCTGAGACGTTAAATGAAAATTCTTTCTTAATAATTTGATATAACATGGTAAATTTTCCTTAATTTCATCAAGTTTATTCTGATCAACTAGGTTTGATAAGTTAGATAAAACTTCTTTTTCTAAGAATAAATTAAGCCCTGCTAATATAAACTTCTTTGGATCCATATTTGTTTATCATTTTAAAGATCAAATTTAATATTAAAATGAAAGAAATAACAAAGATAATTAAGCCAAAATACAATGATAAAACATACTACATCACTATCAAGCCATTTATGAAATGTGAGATTAGCATAAATGCTGATTTTGGAGACTGGGAATATGGTCGTGATGATTATTATAATATTGAGTTAGATGGAGATGTCCTGCGAGATGAATATGAAGACAAGGATATTAGATTTTATAAAAAAATCAAAACTAATAAAGAATCAAAGGAGTTTAGATTTAGTTATTATGGTAATTTTTCAGGTGAAGTGAATATCTGCTTCGATAAACGATCAAATGCCGATGAACATATCATTATTGAATAATCTGATCGAGATATAATTGCCGGTTAGCGTAATTAACATACCTAGTATAGACATTTGGATATCTTTTTTTATACTCACTCATGTCGTAATAAAATGATTCATCTTTGTTGTCAAATAGGACTGTAAGTTTCTCGGATCCGACTGATTTAGTCAGATCAACTATATCTTTGAAATTGTCAGAGAATATAATCTGTTGATCACATGGTGTAAACGGGTTGTTAAAAGTAATAGATACATTCCTTAATCCACAGTTAGGTCTAAGTAATTTAAAGAAATTCTTACCAAATACATTAACTCTAAGCATATTTTAAAGTGATTTTTTAATTAAAAAATAAAAATCAAATTTTAAATTTCAATACCAATTATTCATCTCCGAGAATAATTTATCAAATGCTTTTTTATATTCACTGCTCACCTCTATTCTACCTTGGCATATATAATTATATTCTTCGATCAGCCTGTCATCTGATATATATCTCGTATAGAAGTCAAATAATTCTTGATCAAACTCTTCATCCATATATTGGTCAATCCAGATAGAAATTATATTTGGATCATAATGATTAAAATACTGCATCATTTCCATTCCATGTCTAAATTCTTGACAACAAACAGTCAGTTCAATCGCTTCTGATTCATATCCTCGAAATGTTTCAAATTCTTCATCCTTGATAAATTCTTCATAAACCCAAGTGGGATAGCAGCCTTCACCATAAGCACTGAATTCTTTCATATATCTTTCGGTAAATCCTTTTCTATCTTTGAACAACTCAGCGAGAGACATATCAAACAAAATCTAATCAATTAGATTTTGGTATATTATTAATCAAAAAAAATAACTATTTAATTTTGCACTCTAATCATGACTAATCACCATGTTTTCCTCGCAATGCCCTACATACCAGGTACCCCAGCAAAGTCTATCGAGATGTCTTTCAATTCTACGAAGTCTTATTACTTCATTTTTCCAGTTTCCACTAAGTGAACTGTAAGTAAGATCTTCAATTGTAGCAAAATTATCATCCTCGGATCTTACCAACTTGAATCTAATGATAGAATTGTCTATACAGACAAGACCGCTATCACCAAAAATATGGAGTCTAACTGGATATTCGCGAACATAAATAGTTATAGATTTGTCATCACCTAATGTTAATAAATGGCAAACTAACTCGAAAGCATAAAACCAAGAATATGAAGAAGGAAATTCATTACGAAGAGTAGAATAACACATGATAACAAAGAAAGTAGATATTGAAACAAATAAAATCAAATTTCCAATTCTATACAAACCACCCCATGTGTATTTATATCACGATCCGAGTAAATCTTATTATATATTTGGATAGATTTTTCTCGAGTCGAATTAGGTATCAATTTATTTTCATAATGGTCATATGCTTCTCCAAAATCTTTGAAGATTTTTATTCCCGATATAGTTCTTTCCACTCGATTGGCTCCATTTGTAAATAACAAAATTTCACCTACATTGAGGTTTTTCCAAAATCCTCTATTTAACCTGCCTTCAACTGTTTTTATTCCTAGTGATATATAATCAAACCAAGGTTGTCTGACTCTAACTTCTTTCATTTTTTATTTGATAATTATTATCATAAATTAGAAAGATGAACGTAGATCAGGCTTATAAGGAATTTATTGAAGAAATTCAACAAGGAAATTATAGAAATGATCGAACAAATACTGGAACTCAATCAATATTCGGATATAATATGAGCCTTGATATAAGCAAGCACTTAGCATGTATAACCATCAAGAAAGTGTTTATTAAGAGGGTCGTTTCTGAGTTAATCTGGTTCCTTCAAGGATCAACAGACGTGGCTGATTTAAAAAAGTTAGATCCTAATAATAAAATATGGGATGGAAACACCAGTGAAGAATTCGTTAAGGATCGAGGTTGCTTAGCAGGCAATATAGGTAAGGGGTATGGATATCAATGGCGTAGATCGGGAGGCACATTTGATCAAGTAGCATATTGTTTAAACTTGCTTAAGAATAATCCTACTTCAAGAAGAATAATTATCAATGCATGGAATCCTAGCGAGCTTGATGAAATGGCTCTTCCACCTTGTCATATGATGATTCAATTTTATGTGGAAGGTAATAAACTTAGTGGACATTTATATCAACGTAGCGCTGATGTATTTCTAGGAGTTCCATTTAATTATTTAAGTTATTCTATCTTGATCTGGTTGTTTGCAGCACTTTGTGGATACAAGCCTGATAAGTTGATAGTTAGTTATGGAGATGCTCATATTTATAATACCCATGTTGAAGCAGTAGAGAAGATGATGAAAAATGAATCAACAGGTAAATATCCGATCATGGAATTGTCTAGTAATATTAAGGAAAAAATTAGTCAAGGAGTTGATCCAATTCAAATTATAGATTTATTAACCATGGATGATATTTTGATATCTGGGTATGAATCACATAGATACATATCTGCTCCAATGGCAGTTTGATTCAAAAATTGAGAATAATCATAACTTAATTTTAACATCATTTTTATTACCTTTTTTATTAATTGCTAATTCTAATTTTTTTAATCTAATTTCTAACTTTGATATTTTTTCAATATTAGTTAGGCAATCATCGCAAGTGATATCCTCCACTTTTGTAGGATTGCGTTGATAGGTTGTTATAGATGATTCTAATTTCAAATAATCAGAGTTTAATTTTTTATATTTACTTTCTAATGAAGCCGCTTTATCTTCTGCTTTGTAAGCAACCTTTCTTAGACTTTCATTCTTATTATCTAAGTTGGCGTTTTCCTTCTTTAATTCCTCGATTTCTTCTTTGCATTTTTTAATCTTAGAATCCTTTACAGCAATTTTAGTTTGATAACTTTCTAATTTTTCATTGAGATTTTTTAATTGGTCATTCAATCTATTAATATCGTCTACTTGGGTTTTGATGGTTGATTTAAATTTTTCCATAGTTTGACTAGCATGTTTCATCATGTTAATCTCACTCGCTACGTTATATAAAATATCTATCTTACTAGTTATTTCAGTCAAATGTGATTTAGATAACAATGGGCTGAATAGATCTGACTTAAAATCATGAAACAACCCTTTGTGAATATACTTTAAAATATTATTCGTTGTTATATCTTTTATTATTTCGATATCTAGCTTCAATAAATCAAGAATATATTTCTCTTCTGCCTCTGCTGGGCTTCTATATTGATAACTGCCTGATGAATAATCCATATATAAATTTTTAATTAAAATATTTAGTTTGATAATTACTTCTAAATTAGTAGAATTAGCGAAGTTCTTATTTCTTGTATTACAAAATGTTAAAAACTCATCCATTGTTAAATTTCCTTTAATCTTGAAATTGAATGCATTCTTAATACATGGCTCTTCATACTCATCTTCAATCAATATATTACCAACATGTTTATTATATAGGCCTGGAGAATTGGCAGATGTTATTACTGCTGGATAATATATTATTTGAGCATATTCGATTATATTTATAATTTTATGAAGATAGATATAATCATAATATTGTTGAACACCATTACTAGTGCCAGAGTTCACCCTGCATTGAGGATAATCCTTATTGAAATCAGCATTGATTTTTTTGTTTGTAGTCGATTTTACAACAATGTAAACCATGATAAATTTGATTTAAAATATATAAAATCAAATTTAAACTTTAAATTGAATATGCATAGAATAGTGATTAACGAGATAAATAATGGTCTCCCTATTGAAAACACTTTGAGCATCTTGGATCAAGCAAGGATTAATAATTGTCATTATCATGATTTGATCAATGGAATCGATGAAGATAAGAAACAAGATATTTACATGGAATTACTTTGTAATACTATATACGCTGACATGCTTGATGATTTTGCAGTTCCTGTTGATTTATCAAGATATGAAAGATTTTGTATATTTGAATGTTTAATGTGGCTAGATAATAAAAAATACATCCATCATGTAGTCGATCATGAAGTGTTAACAATTAAGCAGATCGAGGAATTAGTTAATACATGGTTTCAAAACGGTGATTCTTTTGATGAAGAAAGTTTCAAATATCTATGTGAATATTTAGATAGACTAGATTTACTGGATTTAATTTAGTAATTAAATATTATTTTAACAAAGAAGGGACAATTATGAGTAGAATAGACAGCAAAAAAATTTTTGGCTGGTCTGGGCCAGCAGCAGGAGCAGCTATCTTTAGAATAATAAAAAACATTGGCCCTC